CACTACCATTGCAACTAGCACCAGACTTCTTTACTCGTCCTGGTCTGCTTTTGCCTTTTACTTTACCGTCAGCAAAGTTTTCTGTAATCTCACTTACCAGCATGTTTAAAATACTCTATTTGTCCTAAACGTTTTTCAGCAGCCTTGCGACTGCTGTATGTGCCAAGTTTCTTTTTACCATCTTTGCTATAGATAACATATTTGTCACCTTGCTTGCGAATAGTTTCTTCTATAGTTTCTTTTTTCTTACCATCAGCAAAGTTTTCTATAAATTTTAGTTTGTCATAATAACTCGGATCTTCGGCAATGTGATCTAATGCTATTTCTTTAGCAACTTCAAAATCACTAGTGTGTTCATATTCTGCTTCGATGCCCATTTCAAGTTGTTTTAGTATTTGTTTAGCAGGTACACCGTGCATTTTAACAAGCTCTGCTATAGTTGGTGTAGGCTTGTCTAAGTCGTCTAAACTATGTCCACCTTCTATAATGGCCTGTTCCATTATGCTGCGAGCACTTTCAGTTTGTAGCACATCTCTAGCAGTGCGTATTGCTCTTGTGCCTTGTGGATGGTTAGGATTGATACTTACTACTTCACCGTTCATAAGTTCACTTATATTAGCAGCTTTGCCCACACGGTCTAATACTTGGTGTAGTTTATCCTTTGAATCATAGCCGCCGCTTTCGTAACCTTTTTTACCACGCACTTCAATACGTTGCTTGTCATTGGTGTCCATAATATGCAATACATCAATATTCTTATCACGTTCTAAACGCAACTTTATACCTTCGGTAAGTCCTAAGTTAAACAGTACATTTGTACTTTTACCTTTAACTGCACTACTAAGTGTAGGAGGACGTCCATCTTTGTCTACTTTGTTTCCAAACTTACCTGCTTCTATACTGGTTTGATTCACTCCGACATCGGGCGTAGTGTTTACACCTTTTATAATACGTCCTACGCCTTCATCTAAGTGTTCAATCTTCAACTGGTTTTTCCTTGAAATGCGTTTTGTACTGTACCTGCTACTGCATCTGTTGCTGCTCCACGAACTTTATTTGTAACAAAAGCAGCCGGATTAGCAACAAACATAACAGCATCAACTACTCTAAAGAATCTAGCTAAATCTCTTTGTTGTTTAGCACGATTATATGAATTTACAAAATGTTGATTAAACGCTTGCAATGCAGCACGAGTCTGTGGACCCCATGTTCCGTCTACTGCTCCTGCATCATACCCATTACTGTTGAGCCACTGTTGAAGTTGTGCCAAATCTTGTTTGTTATCAACAAGCGCCTGTATATTTCCTTTAATAACTTTAAGTTCTGGAAACTGCGAATGCGACACAGCATACTTGGCATATACAGCCGGAGGCGGCTCCATATTTAAATAATCGTTTGTTTGTGCCCAAAGGCGTCCTTCGGTTATTTCTTGCATTCTCATGTTGGTTTTTCGCCTGTTAGATGCGGCTGACTAAACCATAGTTTAAACCATTCTTCAGTGCCAGGTTGTATTTTTTTCTTGCGTTGTATCTTAGCTTTTTCAGTACCTGTGATACTCATGTTTTCAGGAACATAAGGTGTGTACCCGGTAAACTTATTGCGTATTCCTGCTAGGTGCTGTAAGTCTTTGATGTCCATGTTAGCCTCCGTTAGCGTGGATCGCTGCCATGTGCTTTTTGTATGCTTTAGTACCTTTTTTATGAGGACTTCTACCTTCAGAAATGTCTTCCATTTCATCTTGTATTATTTTTAATGCAAGTTCTTGTATATCACCTTCGCCCATTAGTTCGTCTGTTGGGTTAAGAATATTAAACTTTTGACAATACTGTCCTAGTCCGCCCTTGATCATATTTTCAATAGGCGAAGTATCCTTGTCATTTTCTTTGTATGTTTCTACCGCTGGGAAAAATGTTTTTCTATAAAACATAGGATCGTTACGCATAAAGATTAGTAAGTCTGCTGCTACATCATAGTCAGGCTTTGGAACAATCTCATCTGGTATATCCATATCGTGAAATTCGTTTATTTTCATATTACTTCTCTTTAGATTTTTCTACTTTTACATAAAAAGGTCTTGCAGGAGTATTATCTTCTGCACTTTCATCGACCGGATTAATTTTTGAAAGACGATCGCCTAACTCTCTTATTAACTGTGCTTCTGATTTTACCATTTTCTGCAACTCCAATATCTTGCTTTATGTCTAGGTCCAGGATTATCGCAGTTGTGTCTTGCACGGAAACTGCGTCTACGTTCTGGATTGTTCTTTTTGATTTTAGCACCTTTTTGTCCAAAGTTAACTTTGACTACATTGCCCTTTGGATTCTTAACATATACTTTAAACTTTTTAACATCGCCAGCCATAGGCTTGCCAAGTTTAACTTTACGTCCTTGATACTCTGCTTCGTCTATAACATCGTCTTCATTGAACCACATAACACCGTAGTTTTCAAAGAACTTGTCATCATCTTCAAATGTTATTTCTGGAATAGCACGTTTGCTTTCTGTAATAAATGTACGTGGACGAGGCTTGCCGTTTGTGTAGTGTGTGCTTTCATACAGCGAACGCCATATAGCACGATCCTCAACCATAAATGCACCTTTGGGCATTGGTTCAACACTTTCGTTTGCTTCTTTACGAGTTCCGTCTGCGTTGTGTGTTCCGCCGTATTTTTGATCCCAATCATTTCTAGCATAGTCGCCTTGTACGCCGCTGGCAGTTGGTCTTGGTTCTACAGTGTTTCCGTCTGTTGTAACATCATCAAAGGTTGCCGGATCAAAATATACAGCGTCTGCATTTGTTCTGCTAGGTGCTTGTGGATTATCAGCGTCATATTCATATCCTGGTAAAGAGCTTCCACGATATCTTGACTGACCATTAAAGTTTCTTGTTCTACTAACATCAACCTCAAAATATCTTTCGCCACGTTTTACTATTACTTTACCTTGCTCCATGCCATAGCCTCTAGGCTGATTGTCAAATATTTCAAGTTCTGGAGCCTCTGCTGCCTGTTGATCATTTGCTGCTGCTGCTATTGCTTCTCGCTGAGTAGCGTATTCTGTGTCAACTGGTTCGCCACCTTCTAAACCATATGTAAATACAGGTGTTTCTTGTCGTTTAATAAACAGTGTATAACCTTCAGGTGCTGCGTTTGTATCAAGTTCTTCCCAATCTACTACTGATCCTGCTGCATCTTGTTGTTGATCATTTGCTGCTGTTCCAGTTTGTGCTTGGTCTGTTGCACTAAGTTCGCCTTGTTGCGTTGGGTTTGCATCTAATGCAGCTATTGTATCTGAGGCAAGGTCATCTGTATCATTGAGTGCATCTACATCTGCTTGATTAAGTTTTTCGCCGGTCATAGGATAGTTTGTTGGATTTATTGCTTTTAGTGTATCTGATTGTTCTTGTGTTGCAACATCACCTACAGCAACTCCTGCCGGTGCTTGTTGTTGATTAGCAACTGCTGGTTCTTCTGCTCCAGGAAAATCAGAACTGTCATCTGCTGCTTTTGCTGTAAGCCAATCATACAGCGTCCCTTCGCCTTCTGGGTTTTCTATCTCAGCAAATCTATTATAAAGAACTTGGTATTGATCAACGAGTCTTAGCACTGCAATATAATCTTTATCTGCTGTTGCTTGATTATATTGATCTGTTATATTTTGAGGTAATGCACCTTGAATACGTTCAGGTCCTGTTCCTAAGTTTGCATCTTGATCTACTTCTTGATCATTGTCAACGTCTATTTGATCTGCTCCACTTATTCTGCCATCAGCAGCAGCTTGATCTTGTGGCTCATCTAACGGCGTCATTGTGATGTTAGGGTCTTCACGCTGCATCAACTTTTGAATAGTTCTTGGGCCTGCGTCTCCATCTACATACAAATCATTTTGTTCTTGGAATGCTCTTACTGCTGCTCTTGTTTGAGGACCATATTTGCCGTCAACTTCGCCATCAAGCAATCCTCTACGTTTTAACTCAGCTTGTAGTTCTTTGATAGCATCTACTTGCGATGGATTATTGGCAATGCCGCCTCTTCTACTAGTAGCAAATCCACTTAGTGCAGCAAACTGAGAGCGAGGATCAGACTTTTCAATCTCTGGATTATCACCTGTATCTATTGCTGCCGATTGTTGTATAGCTGTATTAGTTTTTGGTCCTACAATACCGTCTGCTGCTTCACCTGGCATCATACGCTGTTGAAAATCTTTAACGGCTGCTTCAGTTGCTGGCCCAAATACGCCGTCTGCAGGCTGAACACCTAAATCTAGTTGTAGCTTTCTAACTGCTGGGCCTCTACTGCCTTTGCGTAAAGTACCATTACCTGCTGCTGCTGCTGGTGCTGCTGCTGGTGCTGCTGCTGCTGGTGCTGCTGCTGCTTGCGGTTGAGATATAGCAGCTCTTTGAGCTGCTACTCTTGGATCATTTGGACTAACTCTTACAAGAGCATTAGTATTGCCTACAATCCATACTAATCCGTCACCGGCATCTGTGCCTATTCTACTGCGTCCTCTGTCATCTGTTCTAGCTACTGCTGCTACAGCTTGTGGATCTGCTTCATTAAGGCTTGATTCACTAAGACTAAACTCAATATCAAAGTTATTATAACCTTTGTCAAATAGTTTATTGGCAAGTTTTTTTGCAAGATATGCTTGTTGTTTTTCGTTTAGTTCACGTGCAATAGGAATACTTAATACTTGTGTGTTATTTTCACTTTCGTATATTTCATATTCCATAGTATTTTCTAATAGCCCAATGTTAGCTGTATTTAAGACAGTGTCTAAGACGAAATCTCTGCTTTCATTTATTCCATCGTTGTCTATTATTATACTAATAAAATGTTTCATGTCTCTACCTTAATGATTTAATAATATATTTGATATTGTTCCATCAGTCCAGTTACTGATATATGCACGTACCCAGACATAATTTCCTGTGAAGTTGTATAAAAATCCGCCATCTGCGTTGTTACTACTGTCATTTGCACTAGTATGTGTTGTTTCGGTTAATGTAAACCAATCACTACTAGTTGGTTCTACTGCTAATGTTGCTTGTATAACCAATGTACCAATAAAGCCATCGAGACTATATTGAACAGTATGGAACCCGTCACTACGTCCGTAGTAACCATCCCCTTTGAAGTCGTCGCCGGTAACAGTTTCAGTTGTACTGTCTCCTGGATGAACTTGATTTGATAAAATTATTTCACTTGAACTCGCCATATTGTATTTATCTATTGTTTGATATAAACAAATTTATCTATGCGGCGTATATTATCACCAGCTATCATTTGTATTATCAACAGCGTTTTGAGATCTCTAACATGAAAATAATATCCATACACATAATCTTCATTTCTACAACCTTCTTTAGCTCTTATACCCATTGATGCAAGTTTTGGATTACGTTCTATCCACTCGGCAAGTGCTGCAACACCTTTTTTATTTCCAAGAGTAACTTTATATTCATACTGCGGAGGTTTGTTTACTATGATAGCATTTTTTTCAGAACTCAGTGCTTGTATAGTTTCAGGATTTGGCTCCCAAAAAACAGTGTATTTTTGTCTAAGTTTGTTTCCTAAATCTACTAACATTTTTCTATTGTTACTGTAAATCATTAATTGATTATGTTCGCATCTTATTTTATAATCAGTGTGTTTGAGTAAATGTCTGTAAATATCAATAGCATCCCAAAAATGCTCAACAGGAATAATATCGTTATAGCTTGTTGCTAATGGTACTTCAATGTTCCGATCATGAGTTGCCGGAACATAATGTTTGTTAACTTCATCAAGTTTGCGTCTAGCATATTTCAAACTTCCGTCTGTTTGAAACTCTGTTCTAAAATATCTTGCACAACAGTTCACTATGGCAAGTTTATAAAAGTATTTGCCATAGTGTAGTTTTTTAGTTTCATACAGTCTCATATTCTATTTCACAATCGAGTTTAATCTCTTTCTCTCGATAATCAATAGTAACACTGCCACCAGCTTTTAGATCGCCAAACAACATTTGACGACTAAGTGGACGTTTGATTTCGTTGTCAATAACACGTTGTAACGGACGAGCACCCATCTTAGGATCAAATCCTTTGTCTACAAGATAATCAAGAGCATCATCTGTGATGTTAATAGCAATATCTTTTTTCTGTACTTGTGTTTTAAGTTCAACAAGAAACTTGCCAACAATCTTCAGCATGACTTCTTTGCTGAGTTTGCCAAACGTAATAACACCATCTAGTCTATTTCTAAACTCTGGAGTAAAGAACTTTTTAAGATCGACATCGTCATAATCTTTTTCCATACTATCACTAAATCCAATAGTATTCTTTTCTGCCTCTTGCGCACCCAAGTTGGTAGTAAGAATCAGTGTACAGTTACGTGCATCTGCTTCTTTACCATTAGATCCTGTAATCTTGCCATTGTCCATAATCTGTAGTAGTACGCTACTTACATCTGGATGTGCTTTTTCAATCTCGTCCAATAGCAACACACAGTTAGGATTCTCTTGAATCTTATCAATCAATAAACCGCCGGCATTGTCTTCGTATCCAACATATCCTGGAGGTGATCCGATTAGTTTACTAATACTATGTTTTTCTTGATATTCACTCATATCAAAACGTACAAGTTTTACACCGAGTTGGTTGCTAAGTTGTTTGGCAAGTTCAGTTTTACCTACACCTGTTGGACCCATAAACACAAAAGATCCTACTGGTTTGTTGTCACTTTTAAGTCCTGCTTGACTTACAAGTATTTTGTCAACAATATCGTCGATTGCTTTGTCTTGTCCGTACACTACCTTTTTCAAGTTATCTTCCAAGTGTGCAAGATTTTCACTTTCACGCTCTTTTATTTGTTCTTCAGGAAGTTTAATCATTTTTGCAAGTTCAAACTGAACACTATCTTTGGTTACAACTTTGTCTTCAGTAATATCACGTACTTTAAATCTTGCACATGCTACGTCAATCAAATCAATAGCTTTGTCAGGAAGTTTTTTATCGTTTTGATATTTCATACTTAAATCAACTGCTGCTTCAAGTGCCTCCTGTTGAATATTAACACTATGAAACTCTTCGTAGTATGTTTTAATACCTTCAAGGATTTTTAGTGTAGTTTCTCTATCCGGTTCGTCAACACTTACTCTCTGGAATCGGCGCATAAGAGCCCGATCCTTTTCAAAGAACTTGCGATATTCTTCCCAAGTAGTTGAAGCAACAACATTGATGTTTCCTTTTGCAAGTGCAGGTTTTAACATATTAGCCAAATCATTCGATCCACCACTGCCGCCTGCGCCCGCACCACTAATCATGTGTGCTTCGTCAATAAACATAATAGTTTTGCCTTTGCCTTTTAACCCTGCAAGCACCATTTTAAAACGTTCTTCAAAGTCGCCGCGATATTTTGATCCAGCAAGCATAGCGCCAATGTCTAAACTAAACACTCGGTATTCTTTTAGAAACTCTGGTACATTTCCGTTAACAATCTGATAAGCAAGACCTTCTGCAATAGCAGTTTTACCAACACCTGGATCACCAACAATAAGAACATTTGATTTTGTACGGCGTCCTAATGCAAGAGCAACTTGTTCAATTTCTTCATCTCTACCAATCACTGGATCAATCTTATTCATACTAACTTGTTGATTTAGATCTGTAGTAAAATCTCGTAGTGCTTTGTTAGCAATGCCTTTGTTTTCGTTTTCGTCTTGGTTATCATATATTTCTGTTTCTGCACTAATATAGTTCTGAAACTTTTCTTTGTCAATGCCAACTTTTTTTGTAATAAAGTATGCCCAACTTTTCTTTTCAGTTAAGATACTAATAAACACATCGGCAATAGTAATATCGTTTCTGCCTTGGAAAAGTACTTGTGTAAATGCACGATTTAAAACACGTTCTACTGTGGTAGTTTTCTTTGGTTTATATTTCTTTTCTTCAATCTTAATATCATTTAGATGTGTTTTTAAATAGTTTTCTAGTTCTTTACGCATATGTTCAGCGTCTGCACCATAACCTGATATCAAGGTTCCGAATGTTTCTTCGCAGAGCATAGCAAATAGTAAATGTTCTAATGTAATATATTCGTGCTGAAGTTTCTTAGCATCGTTAACTGCTTTATCAAACACTGCCTGTAACTCTTTTGATGGTTCAACCATTAACTTTTTTTCCTTTTTTTAGACGCTTTTTTTCTGCCATGTCTAGTTTTAGTTTGCTGACTCTATCAATAAACTGAATACCATACAAATGATCATATTCGTGTAGAAATATTCGTGCATCGATATCGTCGTACTTTGCTTCTATATGTATAACATCCTTTAGGTCAGATGTCAAGGTATCAAATTCGACCATTACACTAACTGGCCGTCTTATTTTTAATATTAAATCTGGATGACTTAAACATCCTTCAACACCTGCTTCGATTTCTTCACTCAGTCCTTTGATAATAGGATTCATTACAATAACAGGATCTCCGTGTTTTTTGTTTAGTAATGCCTTCATTACAAAGATCTGCATAGGAAACCCAACTTGGTTTGCACTTAATCCTAATCCACTGTGTTGGTTCATTAGTTCAATCATATCTACTGCAACAGGCGCAGGATGCATTTGTTCAAAATCAAATCTTTCAAGTTTTGTTTCTAGTCTACCATCAGGTGCCAGTAGTAGTTCCATCATTTATTTTCCTTATTGTGTCTAGTGTTTCCCAATCTTCTATTTTGGGAGTAGTTCCTTTTATTTCTAAATACATATTACCGTTTCTACGGCCATTTATATCAGGTAACCCATGTCCTGCAATACTCATTATGGTTCCAGGATTTGTGCCAGCTGGTATTTTTACATTTACATCTTTTCCTGCCAAATCGGTTATTATAACATTTGTACCTAATATTAGTTCTAATACATTTATACTACACTTTGTTCGAATATGCGACCTATCTCTTACAAAATCTGGATGATTTTCTACGATTATTTGTACGTTTAAATCGCCTCTTGGAAGTTGACGAATTGAATCATCACCTAGTCCTTGATAACGCATTATTATTCCGCTTTCAATACCTGGTGGCAATCGTATAGTTGCAATCTCTTCTCTGCCTGTGCCAAGTCTGTATCTTCCAACAATATCTTTACCTGTCATTACATCATTTAAGGTAATTCTTACATTTATTGTAACGTCTTGATTTTTACGTGGCCTTTGTGCTTGTCTAAAGAACTGACCAAATATGTCATTCATATTTTGTGAATTCATATTAATGTCTGCTTGTGGCCGAGGATTATCGTATTGTTGTCTTTTGCTAGGATCTTTTAATGTTTCGTATGCTTCATTAATGCGTTTAAACTGTGTATCATCACCGCCATTGCGGTCAGGATGATTAGCCATAGCAGACTTGCGGTATGCTTTTTTGATTTCATCCTGAGTTGCTTGTTTATTAACACCTAGTATATTATAATAGTCCATGCAAATACTTATCGCACAGACTATTAAGGTTGGTTAGTAGTGATTATTTTTTCTTAGTATATGCTTGTGCGCCAAAAAACGCAGCAACAATACCAGCAACAGCAACAAAATATGTTGGAGCCATTGATCCTAGTGTTTTTGCAGCTTCGTCTAATCCTGCAAATACTGCTAGTACAACAGCAAATGGGTATAGTAGCATACCGAACAATGCAAACCATGCCATGTTACGTTGTGCATCACGCATTGCATCTGCATCTTCTAATGCCTTGCGTCTAAACTCAAGTTCCATTCGTTTTTCTTCTTCGTCAATATGCCCATCGCCGTTTATATCTGCAGGATGAAATCCAGATGGTTGAGAAGCAACTACTGGAGTTGCAGCCACAGGTGCTGGAGTTACAGCAACTGATGGTTTTGCTGGCGCAGAACTAACTGGTTCTACTTTTGCCGCAGGTGCTGGTGTTGACTTACTTTTTAGTTCTTCCGGTTTTCTTCGTGGCATTGTTACCCTCCAATTTTTGTAATCTGCTCTCTAGATCATCTATTTTTGCCGTGATTTTAGGATACTTTTTTCTCCATGCATCCTCTGGTTGTTCGAGCCATGTAAGACCCCAACGCTCAACAAGATAGTCTACAGCTAAGTCAAACTTAGCGTAGCCCCATAATCCTATTCTTGTTGTACTTAAATATGCTAGTACTACGGCGCCCAAAATACTGCCTGCTATACTAGTATAAATCCATGTGCGATCTCCCGCCATGTTTTGTATCATTTCCCACATATAAAAGCCCTCTTATTATGTGTGTATTTATTCGTTTACAACAGCATTATCCATTGCTTGTTCAGCCTGTTCATAATAACCTTCGTATGCTGCTATGATTGCTTGCTGTTGTTGTACTAATGCTCTAATGTCACTAAAGTTTAATCCCAAGTCTCCGTACCCGTCACCACTTAATCCGTATATAGCAAACGACTTTCCACTTGCTGCAAGTCTTGCTATTACAGCATCAACATTATCTTCATTGATAACAATCCACTCTAGTTTGCGCATGTTTAGTTCGTCAACAGGAGGCAGAGTTAGTGTAGGTTTTTCAATCGGTTTTGCACTTACTTCAATTACCTGTGGTTTCGTTGAGCAAGCCGCGAGACTTATAATCATCGTAAAGCCAAGGACACTCTTTGTTAAAAGCGATGTCATTTTCTGCATTCCTTTCTCTGTCTGTAAGTTGTGCCCCTGATAGCAGTTCAAAGCATCTGCCTGCATTTTCTGTGCCTCTGTTTACAGCACGTTCAATGCCTTCCGCATTTGCTATTGCTGCTGCTGTTAAATCAATCTGTTGTAGTTTGTCTGCTAGTGCTTGATTCTGTCTGCGTATACTTGCATATGCATCATTCAGTCTAGTATTTTCTGCTTGGGCACTTGCATAACTTGTTTGCAAACTTTCTAATGCTGCTTCGTTTGTTTCTACAGCTATTTCAAGTTTAGCATTGTTTTCTTGTAGTATGGCCATACGTTCCTGTGTGTCATTGTAATACCAGTAGCCTATGCCACCCATAATACACATCACTAAAAACATTACTCCTGCAAGTTTCATGCCCATACCAATACCACCTACCCTAATAACTTTCCCAGCGTGTTTGGTCCTACAATACCATCGGCAACTAATCCGTTTGCCGATTGCCATTCTTTGACAAGTCTAGCAGTGCCTGGTCCAAAGATGCCATCAGCTGGTGCAATGCCCAGTATTTCTTGTACTTCTTGTACTAATGGACCACGTGAACCTTGACGTATTGTTTGATTTGTGTTTAACTCTTTTTCTTCTTCCGGTTCAATTTCCATATCGCCACCTAGCACATCTAATGCGTGTGCCCAATGCTTTTTACGATCTTCCAGTCCAATAGTGCCGCCGTTGATACGTTTGGTCATTTTTAGTATGTCCATAGCATCGCAGTGTTTGTTGATGTTGTTTTCATCCCAGAACCAGCAAGCACTATCCAACGCACCTTTTTTAGTACGCACATAGTCTACTGCTTCTTCTGGTGTCATTTCGACATCTTCGGCGAACTCGGTATAGTTGTATCTGCCTGTAAGTTGCAGAATGCCGCCGCCTCTAAATCTCCAGCCATCACCACTGTCGGTATCACCGTTGTCCATTCTGTTTGCGTAAATAACGTTCGCAATTTTTTCAGGTTGTCTATGATATTCATTTGCATCTCTTCCTGCACGTTTAAAATATTTTGGAAAGATTGTGTTGAGTGCCTTAGCACTATAGTTTAAGTTTTCACTTAGTACCCTAAAACCGCCTGATTCGTGTCCGCATTGTGCAATAAATCCTGCAACTCTTGGTATTGTGTTTACATCCCATAGTGGAAGTATTTCAAGCATAGCTTCATACCATTCTTCCCAGTCGCTTCTGTGGATTAGTTCTTCAGCCATCCAAGGCTCAAAATCAAAGTCGAAATCTTCTTTAGCCATTATTTTTTATCCTCTATAGTAGTGCAGCGGCCGCATCTGCAATGGTCACATATTTTAGTTGTAACTGGCGGCTGATTATAGTCTTGTAAGTCTTGATAGTATGGAACGCCACAATGTGATGGACGCCCGCAGTTGTTGCAGTGATTCTTATTAAAGTCTTTCAACGACAAGTGTGTGTCCTTCGTTTTCAAACGTTAGTGTATTTTTACCAAATTTAGTAACATTGTAATCACCGAGATATTTAGTTAAAAATAATATTTCTGCATAATCATTCATGTTTATTTTTTCAGTTAAATTTTTATTTATATAATGAGTAGTGTTAAAATCTTTTATAGTAAACCCAACTGGATCAGCAAATGCTCGTTTAACTAGCAGTTGATCTCCAAATATTTCAATACTTTCCATAAAGCTCTTACTAAAAAAATCTTTAAAGTTATTCATATTGCCTTCTTGAACAATAGTATCATTATAGATAAATTGATCTGCTGGTATCATCTCTGATAGATTATCTACACTTGCATCGTAGCTTGTAAAACTTTTATGATAACGAAACCTAAAGTTTTCAATCTCTGCTAGTTTTCCAACTCCGTCTAATAATTCTAAAATATTTGTAGGAACTTTGGTATTTCTTTCCATTTCTACAAATACTTTATAAACATTGTTTTCAATTTCTCCAGGTGTAGCATCTGCATCGAGTACAAATCCGTAGCCTTTTTCAATAAAGTCTACAAGATCTTTTGCAGCTTGTTCGTCTAGTACACTAAAACTTACTACTACAATATCTTCGTCCGTTCCCATTTTACTTTGAAAACTATCTATTTCAAATACTGATTTTATTAAGTCGTGTAAATCGTTGGCTCTTAATCCCATTATACTGCTCCTGCTCCTGGTGCTGGCGCTTCGCCAGCGGCTGGTGCTGCTCCACCTACTGGTGCTGGTGCTGCCATTGGTGCTGGCATTGCTCCACCTGCTGGTGCTGGTGCACCTGCTGCATTTTTACTTTCAGTATCTGGTAGATCGATAGTTTCGACATCTCCACCAAAAATACTAATGATTAGTTTTTTAGGCATAGTTATATGCACTAACCATACTGGAACTTTATCAAGTTTACCTTTTTTAGTTCCAGGACGAATATCTCCTGGTTTTTTTATTTGACGTGGTTTAATGATACTTGATTTTTCATATTGTATTTTACAATCATAATCAAGCAAACGCTTACCACCTTGTGGGTCAGGCATACGTTTTCTTGGCCACATAAAACTACATTTGACCCAGTGACGATCTATTTCTGGGCCAGCTGCTAGTTCGCCTTCTTCCCAGTTGTCATACACATACAACCCTAACTCATCAATGACTCTTTCAAAGTCTTTAAGTACTGCAAACGCACGATCGTTTTCATAGATCGAACTAAGATTTTCTATCACATCAAGAGTGTCTAATATATTAGGCATTGTTGTCCTCGCTTTATTATAACTATTTATCACCTATAGTAATGTTAATAAAATAATTCACTACGTATATAATACAATCATAAAAAGAGTAAATACGAGTGCAGGGAAGGTTTCCTGCAAAGGAAACATCCCCTGTTCTAACTCATAGGAGGACTACATGGGTAAAGCTAGAGCCGCTAAAAGGCAAGCACACATTAAATCAAATAATAACATTAATAATGTTGTTAAACTAAACACTTTCCTTCCAAAAAAACAACGAAATGTTGATATACTTCCAAGAAATCGCAACCAAGAAGAATACGTCCTAGAACTACTGGATACGGATAAAAACATAGTTTTTGGTATTGGTCCAGCTGGTACAGGTAAAACACTTCTGGCATGTCAGAGTGCTGTTAAAGCATTTTTAAATGGCGAAATAGAACGTATAGTTGTTACAAGGCCGGCAGTAAGTGCTGATGAAGATTTAGGTTTTCTACCAGGTACATTAGAAGAAAAAATGGCACCTTGGACTAGGCCTATTTTTGATGTATTTAGAGAACATTTTTATGCAAATGAAATTGAAGGTATGATAAAAGAAGGTGTTATTGAAATATCACCACTTGCATATATGCGAGGAAGAACTTTTAAAGATGCTTATATTATTGCAGACGAAATGCAAAATGCTACACCGAACCAAATGAAAATGTTGTTAACACGTATAGGCACAGGATCAAAAATGGTTGTTACAGGTGATTTGGCTCAAGCAGATAGATTAAAAGATAACGGATTACTTGACTTTGTTAACCATTTAGAAAACAGCTCATCAAGTCGTATTAGTACTGTTGTGTTTCATAAAGGCGACATCGAAAGACATGAAGCAGTTAAAGAAGTATTAGAGATTTACGGAGACGTTTAAACTCTAACACTTTTAAACCCGAGAGGATGTTGATACTTGGCATCCTCTCAACAACATTAACAAGTACTCATTTTCAGTATAAATGAGTTGCCAATATCTTGCTTTGATCGGCGGTCGGCCCATGGCATCAAAATATATCTGACCTGTCCAATACGTCTTCAACCAGATACGTTTTTTACTCCAACTGCTACGCACGGGTAACCATGCATAGCGTTGTTTCCATTCTATATCTATTTCAACTGTTTGGGGCATTACACTGCCATAGGTGCAGAAATACTATCCATTGGAGTATAGTTGATCAGTTTGTAATCCATTGCTTTTGTAGCAATCAACTCGTTTAGTGTGCTAAATGCTGGCATCAACAAATGCGGACCGCTGTGTGGTTCACGAGTGATTTGCTCTTTTACTTGATCCATATGATTTTGATAGATATGACAATCGCCACCAGTCCAAATAAAATCACCAACTTTTAACTCTAACAGGTTAGCAAACATATGTGTAAGCAAACTATAACTTGCAATATTAAAAGGCACACCTAGGAACATATCAGCACTGCGTTGATAAAGTTGACAGCTTAGTTCACCGTCCTGCACATAAAACTGAAACATGGTATGACAAGGCGGCAATGCCATTACAGGTACACGATCTGCGTTCCAGGCACTTACAATATGCCGTCTGCTGTCTGGATCGTGTTTAAGACCTTCTAACACTTGTGCAATTTGATCCACATATCCCAGCTGTGAATCCCAGGTGCGCCATTGGTGCCCGTATACTGGGCCCAAATCTTTTACAGTATCGGTATTTGTATAACCTAAATCTGCTGCCTGTTTATCAGCATTGGCAGTCCAAATAGTGTTCTTGCCTACTAGTTCTTCACGAGACTTTCCGTAATGTATTTCAGCAAGACGTCTTTCGTCCGAACTGCCTTCTAGGAACCACAGTAATTCGCTAACAACACTTTTCCAAGCAAGTTTCTTTGTAGTAACAGCTGGAAAACTTTCACGCAGATTAAAACGCATTTGGTAGCCAAACACGCCACGTGTTCCTACCCCTGTTCTGTCGTTGCGGTCTTTGCCATTAGCTAAAATATATTCTAATGCTTCTAAATACTGTTTCAATATGCTCTCCACTTATCAATATATAAATCGCCTTCGTGTTGACTACTTACAAGACTAAACGTAGTTTCAATGAGTTCTCGCGGTAGAAATGTGTCGCAATCATACGTGCCATCAATACGACTCAGCCAAACTTCGTCAATGATGTCGAGGCTATCAGCAACTAGTTTAGCGCCACCAATGATCCAAACATCATCAGTCATATTCATAGTAACACAACGAGACTTGTAAATATCAGGACGCACTACTTCAATGCGCTCGTGACTGTTTTCTCTCATTGTTCTTGATACAATAACATTGTGTCGTCTAGGCATTGGCTTGGGCATGTCAGGATCATCCCAAGTTGCTCTACCCATAACAACTGTACTATTGATTGTACATTCTTTGAACCATTGCAGGTCGGCAGGGTTATGTGGCCACGGAAGTGTTCCGCTTTTGCCAATGCCCCATGCATCGTCACATGCTAGTATTGCTCTAATCACCTTGTCCTGGCTCCTCTGAAAAGTATTGCATTTTGCCTTCTACCCCATGCCATTCTTTGGCATCCTCAGGTACATCTTCTGGCCGCATTTCTGTAATCACAGGCCACAAGTCTGCATACTTTTGATTAAAGTCAACCCACTCTGCTGCACCAGGTGCTGTATCAGGAAGAATTGCATCTGCAGGACATTCCGGCTCGCAGACGCCACAGTCAATGCATTCTATTGGATTAATAACCAGCATGTTTTCGCCTTCGTAGAAACAATCTACTGGACAAACTTCTACACAATCCATGTGTTTACATTTAATACATGCATCATTTACAATATATGTCATAGTGCTCCTAGTCGAATAAGTGTTGCTGCTAAGTTGATCTCTGGATCTACAACAAGTGTATGATCAACTAACCCTTGCTTAATAATTAGCACTGCTTGATCCTGTTGAGCATCTGTTCCGAACAACTCAATGTTGTCATACAACCAGCGATAAATCTCTTCCATTTCTTCTGCTCGTACCGCGCCGCACAACAGTTTTCTTGCATCATGAATCTTGCCTGCTTTGAACAGTTCAACCATTTCAAGTTTCCAGTCAGCTTCGCCGCTGTCGCCTTCTTGTGGTGATATCAACTCGCCGTCTACACTATTCATTTGTACCATGTTGATACACTTGCGCAAGTCTGGATATGTTGCTTTTACATAAGTGTCCAGTGTGTCCAAGTCTGGAGTAATACCTTCTGTGATAAGAATAGTTGCAACTCTGGCAGTAAATTCTGTTTGATCAACTTTAGCGATATGAAACCCTTGACAACGACTGTGAATCGCAGGAATGATTCTGTTGGGATAGTTGCATGTTAGAATAAAACGTGCTGTAGTATGATACTCTTCCATAACACCACGTAGTGCTGCTTGTGCGTTTGGCGACAAGTAATCAGCCTCATCAAGTAGTACAACTTTAAAGTCACCAAACGGAATCATCTGTACAAACGAAACAATCTTGTCTCGCACATCTTCAACGCTGTTTGTACGACTTGCGTTGATCTCAAGAATATCAAGAGGATTTACATCAAGTTCGTTGAACAACAGTTTAGCAAGTGTTGTTTTACCAATTCCGGCATTGCCACTAAACAGCAAGTGCGGAATGCTTGCGTCTTTGATCCAAGTGTTTACTTGTGCTTTTTGTGCTTCATCTCGAAACACATACCCATCTACTGTTTTAGGTCTATATTTTTCTACCCAGAGTTCTTTCAATTTAACCACCATCCTAATTTTGCGCCATTATGTATAATAATCATAAAGCAAGTTACCATATGTGTCAACCACCAAATGGTTCTAATAACAGCCACACTGTCTGCTTGGCTGTCTGTTTCTCCAACTTTCTCACCGAGGCTTTTTGCCCACAGTCTCCAAAGTTTTTTCATCCTATCAGTCCCACAAGTTCTCAAAGTAAGTTCCAAACAACTTAAAACCGTTGGTCATACGAGCTTGGTGAGCGTTACGACCTTCGTCATCAACCCATTCAAAGTGTCCGCTTAGAGGATTATCATCCTCGCTTTCGATATACGGACCATAGTAATCTTCTCGCCAATCGTCACGACACTTTTGTTCAAACGCCCAAATCATTTCGTCCAGCACCCAATCCCAGCGTTCACAGTGTTTTGGATCAACATCGCCATTTTTTCTGTGTGCATCTAGTTGCTTTTTAGTAGCACGTAGTTCTTTTGGAACATCTTTCATGTCTACCATAGGAGCGCCGTGTTTTGTTTCTTTCAACTGCACTAGCATAGGCAGGATGATAGGAGCAAGAGTATGATCCATACTCCAAGTATCCCAGCGGTCTATACGCACACGGATTTTTTGACTGTTACGCTTATCAAGCATAAAGTTGATCGTATGGTTGTAAATCCACTGCAACACATCTTCCGTCTTTTCTACAAAGTTTTCAAAACGTGTTTGTGTTTCAGGCCAATCGGTGTAGCCATACTTTTTGTTCATATAGCGGTCGTGGACATAACTCGTACAACGATCACGGTAACAACTTATTTTAATCTTCATGACAATCCTGCATTTCGATACGACCTTTCTGAGTAAGTGCGGCAAATCCAAACTGCCAGGTTACTAGATCTTCTTTTATAAGTTCGCAATACTGACTGTACCAACGCTTGTGGTTTCCACCGTGTTTAGCTAATAGTAACAGTCTTTTCTTACGAAGTCTAGTCATTTTATAAGATCGCTCCAAGTCTTTAGTTTATCTCGCTTTACATTTACTCTAACACCTAATTCTTCATTTGTCAAGAGACCATGTTCTACCATTAGTTCAATCATACACAACACATCGCCTGCTTCTTCTAACAGTTTTACACGCTGTTTTTCTGTAGCATCTTCGATTGTTTCAAACTTGCGCATCATCTTTGAACAGCGTTGCGTTAGTTCACCGCACTCTTCCATAGTAATACACATCAGTTGTTGTAGTGTGTTAATAGGACTATTTTCCATCTTCTTGTTTCAACCTCCATTGACAATATATATCCATCCAAAGTTCATGTACACCATAAGCAATAAATGCACCTAAGATAGGGATGGTGAAAAAAGCATTAATCATTGCACTTGCTACTAAAAATGCTATAGGATAATCATACCACCGTATCATGCAAACCTCAAACTAAAATATGTTGCGTGTTTATCTTCTTTAAAAACAACTTCTGACAATCCACGAACTTTCCACTTACCTTGAATGGTAGGGCCATACTTTGTGTATAACCACATTATAGCCTCACGCCGTTCTTCTGTCGTCTTGCCAATGTTATTCAAATTAACTATCGTCGTCATTCTTTTCTTCACCCAAAATTCATACCATCTAAGCAACATTAACTCCTATATTTTTTAATAGTTGCTTTCCATCTTCTACTTTGACCATGTCTTCGCATAATTCTTGTAACATCATATTGTGCAGTGTCATAGCCATTTCAAACTTCTTCTGTGGAAGTGTTGCAAAAAATGCAAACAATTCGTCTGTAGAATCTCGTTTCCACATTTCATCAAGCATATTGCATTGTTCTTGTGTAAGTCCGTCGATTCTCATAGTCCAAGTTCCTTATATACCATTTGTACACCTTTTGCTTGAAAGTAAGCATCCGCTAGTGCGTTGTGTAGATCACTTTGCATTGCTTTACGTGGATCTACTTTTGCTAGTGCAAACAATGTACGACTATCACGCACTTGCCAAAACTGCCATGGAATATTCTTTCCACGCTGCCGTAGCATATCTTCAATGATGGTAATATCAAATCCGTAGCCGTGTCCCCACAGCACATCTACACCTACCATCCACTTTGGAAGACTGTCTAAGAACACATCAACGTGCTCTCGTCCTTCAGTGCCAAATGCTTCGTCTTGCACTTTTTGATCCTGCTGACCCCACCAAGCAATAGTGCTATCATTTACACTACGATCTTGTGAGTCTAAATCCAGTTTGTAGTAAAACTCACTGTGTGGTTCAGCATCACTGTTGGGATCAAACTTTACACCGCCAACTGTAAGCACAGTTGCTTGTGGAGTTACATCTAGTGTTTCTAAGTCGATCATTGCGTGAATCATAATATGCCTCGTTGTTGTTTTGTATATTTTATACTACGGCATAATTTTCTTTTTGTCAAGTGAAATCTTTTCTACACTACCAGAGTTAATAGGACATAATACACATTGTGGTACACTATTTGAAAGTGCAGATACCTGTTCTTCTAGTGTATTTGAAAATGCATCAATGGGTTTATAGCTTTCATATAGATCTTTATCCTGTTTTCTTACAGGATATTTCTTAACAAACGCTTGTGCTCCTACAACAGTACCGCATTTGTACATTTTACCTTTATATATATACGGACAGTCATTGTGCCAACATGCAGTGTGTGCCTGTTCTCTATCGCTTTCATAAAAGTTATAAACACCGTTGTCGATACTTTTTACACCCCATGGCATAAACTTGTCTTTATAGTTTATTATAAATGCTGGATGATCCCCTACAAGAATAGCTTCTTCATAATAGCACCCAGCATGGCGTGCTTGATCTTTGATAAAGTTGTTTTTTGTTACTGTATATTTTTCGTATTTGCCGTCTAGTACTTCGTCAATAATTGCAAATGCTTTTGGAACATGATCCTGAGAATGAAAACTAAGTTCTACAGTAACTCCTCTGTCAAACCAGGCTTTCATTTTATCTGCATGTTTAGATAATAAAGTCCCGTTTGTTACCACTCTAAAATCTCTACAAGTGAATACATCACGTAATCCGTGAACCCAGTTGTCTAAATCATTGTTTGTAAAAGGTTCGCCACCAATAATACCAAAATCATTTACATGAAGTTTTTCACTCCATCTCTGTGCTTCTCTTGCAAAGTCACTAAACTTTTCTTGTCCACTAATAGCAAAGTTATTAAAGTTACTACAGTTTGTACAAGTTAAGTTACAACTATGACCGATATACCATTGTAATGCATGAACTAGTATTTTTTCGTTTTTAAGTATTCTACCGTTTAGCATTTATCCACTTGTATTTTTTGTTTCTTCTTGGTAGGAAAAACAAAATCCTCTGCGTGATGTTCACGTCGTGGACGAGTTTCGTCTTTGAATCCTATACCCATCAACAAATGTACATGTGTATCAATATCTAATATTTCTGCAACTTGTGCAGGATCAAAACATGCGCAACAACCTGTGCTATAACCTAGCATACTTGCTGTAATATTTGCATATCCTGCTGCAATACCCACTGCCATGTGTTTGTCTTTGAGCAAGTCTTCGGGCTTTTCTAAATCCTTGCTTGGAACAAATACATCTCCAAAAATATTTTCTTTTGGTTCTTCGTTTGATTCTGCAAATACGACCAACAAATTTGCTAATACCTGACTGTTTGTAACAGTTTCATTTGTTTGAAAGTTAGAGATAAAACCGTTGGTTGTTTGATATATACGTTCAATCTTATCTCTATCTGTAACAAATATAACTTTGTAATATGCTACATTTTGTTTACTAGGACAATCGGCAACGGCTGTTCTAATAACCTCGATATCCTCATCTGGAATAGTTTTACTTAAATCCCAGTTACGTTGACAATGTTGACTTCTAATGATTGCTTTTTTGATATCAGATTTATTCACAGCAGTTCTCCTTTGTAGTATTTAGCCTACAAACTGTGCAAGTTGTGGCGGTTGCCAACCTTCTGGTTTTAGCACTTTGCCGTCTTCACGCTTGCGTACTTTGCCTGTTTCTGCATCAATCTTAGCAAAGTTTGTGTCCATTACTTCTTTCCATGCGCCTTCTCCGTCAAAGCCGCCTGCACGAATAGCACCCATAGTTACAACAAGAATGTCTACAAGTGCATCGAGTTGTTCTACCTGGTCATCTGCTAAAACTGCTTCTACAAGTTCGCTTACTTCTTCGTCAACAAGCGACAAATACATTTTGTAGTTTGCTGCACTGGGCTCTTGGTCACACGCTGTATGAAACGTGTCAATATCTTTAAATGGGTTTGTCATTATGCGCCGGCTCCAAATGATTCTGGACTAATCGTTGCATGATCGCCATCGTTGTATTCTTTACCAAACTGTACACCAGTGGGTTTTTCATTACTAAATGCTAAGATACAATCTGCATCTACCATACGCAGTTCTAACTCTCCCGAACCTTCATCAATTTTTACACCACGAGTCCAACGACCGTGTTCAATCAATACCCAATCTCCGATCTGATATGCTGAATCATTTTTAGGACCTTTTGCATGTACCTGTCCCCAGCGTGGATAGATACCACGAGTTGATCCGTTATCATCACTAATAATAATTCCACTTTTAAGAGTTTGCTCTCCAAAGTACATATTGCTTACAATTACTCTATCATTAATAGGAGTTAGAGTACCTTGTATTGTATTCATGTTTAATGCCATTAATCACCTTTTTTTATAAAATTGCCATCTTCGTCTTCGACCCATTCATCTTGAATCTGGGCTGTTATGGGTTTAGGAGTTGGAGTTGATTTAGGAGGCGATGCTTTTGGTTTTGCGGGAACAACTTCTTCATCAAACGCCATCAACTCTTCTTGTTCTGCTTGTGTTAGCTCTTCAGTTTGAGCTGCACTTTTTTCATGTTGTACAGGTTCACTTCCTGTACTATAATAATCCTTTACAACTTCTTCTCGTTTACGGATAATTTTTCCACCTGGTCCTAGCTCGTCGCCTCTAGCATTTACTCTAGCATTGCCGACGGCAGGAGTAAGTTCATTTCTTTTAATCAACATATCTAAGTCTACAACTCTGCCTTGCATACTTCTGTATGTTTTACGACCTTTTTGTCTAGTTCCCATGTTTACGTATCTCCAATTATTATACTATAACTACTTATGACATATGTCAAGTGGTTTTTTATTTTTTGATGCATTGCATTTCCAGTATCCTATTTTTCTTTGATAATGATATGCTGTTCTGTGCCAATCATTTGTTGGTGTTGTCTTATCAAAATGATCAATATGTATACGATCTGCATCAATACCTACCATATCACGTGCAACTTCTTTTAAAACAGTTACAGTAATAGGATATTCTATATCTTTTTCTCTGCACATTCTAAGATTGAGAGCAACGATATCACGTACTTTCCATTCCGATATTAGTTTTGTACTTAATAAAAAGTTATATAAATCTGTTTCTAGTCTATATACTGCTTTACTTATCCTTGCACTACTTGCGCCTTTGTATTCCCAAAGCATATCGTCTTCACCAAATGCTTGTCTACCCCACAATGCACGTTTTGCATATACATCTTCAAAACTTTTTTTAGTTTCTATGTATTCGTCATGTAATAATCCCGGATTGTGTTTGATCCATTCAAATAGTTTATAATACAGGTCAGTTTCTAAAATATTTTGCTTACGCATGTACTTAGCAAGATAATGTCCCCAACCATAGTAATACATTAATATTACTAACCAACTATACATGTGCCCTTCGATAACTGTATCGTGGTCTGCTGTGTCTGTAGCGTATATTACATCAGTGTATTCCGTAATATATTTTTCATCTGCATCTAAATACACAGTGTCTAATGCTATCTTACGCACATCTAAACCATGCTGCTCTTGATATGTTTTGTTACCCATTGGAGAGTTGTCAGTAACAACTAATGGGTGTATCATGAGATAGTTGTCTTGTCCTGCATCTATAAGTTGCTGTATACCAGACTTTAAACTATCGAATGTTTCTCCAGGCAATGGCCATATAAGTTCGCTATAAGTTTTAATACCATCTTTTTTATACTGATCAAAATATTTTTTAAGTTCGTCAAAGTCCAAATTAAATCTATCTACATGTTCTAATGTATCATCGTTAAAACTTTGTAATGCTACTGTAATACCTTTGAAAATATCAACGCCACTATCGTGTGCATATTTTGCTATCGCATAGTTTTTATCGTGATTATTTTTACTCCAAGTTGCATCCCACCATTTGGGGTATCCGTATTTTTTCTTTGTTTCTAATACGTGTTGTGTTAGTTCATAATCTCTATCCAACATGCCCCAGTTGCTATCGCACACGCTAACATATTCAATACGGTTTTTACCCATCCATTCTATTTCTGCTTTACAACGTTCCATATCAAACAATGTAAGTTTATTCCAGTAACTTTCACCTATATCACAAAAGCTGCAATGGTATGGGCAGCCCCGCAAACTTTCCCAAGTAACTTGAAACATGGTGTCCTCAGGATACTTTGCCATAATAGGTTCATAAAAGCCTTCTAGTATAGGCGAAGGTATATCATTTATGTTTTTCCTACGCACTGCTGGCTCTGGCATATGATACAGTGTTTGTACGTTTGGTATAGTTTCCCAATCGTCGCCTGCAAGTATGCTTTTAAATGCTTCTTCACCTTCGCCATGTACAAACGCATCAAACATAGGATGCTTGTCAAAAAAGTCAGGATCGTATTTGTTTATTTGTGGGCCGCCTGTTATAACTTTGCACTGTCTAAACTTGCGTTTGATTTGTTTTGCGAGTTCTCTATTGTATTCCCAGTTCCATACATAACTACTCATAGCAACTAGATCAGGAGATTCCATAGTTGCTGCATAATCTACAGGTTCTGTTTTTTCTATTAGTACATCTTTGAGTGTCCAGTTGTCGTTTTTACCATAGCACCATTGATAACCTATTGCAAGTGGTAAAAATTTATTTGGTCCATGATTATCACTTGCTTGAATCAAGTATATATTCATCGCAGGAATTCACGCCAATCTAAATTGTATTTAATACTGTCAATACGATGCACTCCAATCAAATACAGCACATAACTTGCTACACTTGATCCACGTCCTACACCCCATACAATGTTATTCTCACGCATAAAGTCTACAAGATACACCATATAGCGTAGCAGATCAAACATACCACGCTCTCTAAACGCTTCGAGTTCTTCGCAAACTCTAGTCCATTCTACTGTTTCTTGCATGTCATACGCATCAAAGATTTGCATATTGAGCATTAGGCGTGACATTATATCTGCACCTATATCAAGTTCTTTATATTTGTCAGGCATAAACCATTCGCTTTGACATACACCGTCAAAAGTCTTTTGATCTACATCTAATGGGATATACTTTTGTAGTTTATCAAAGCCTTGCTCTTCCATAGCGGCATTGAATTTGTCTATTTCATCAGATTCGCTACACAGCACAACGTGTACTTTGTCAGCATTACCTGAATAGATCATGTTAATTAAGTCTTTGTTTGTAAACCGTGGGATACCGAGAGTGTCTGTTTTCATTAGCATACAGTAAGTTTAACTTACATTTATTAAATCGTCAAGTGAATTATCTTCTTGATCTTCAATTTGTTTTCTTCTAGCTGCTGCTCTACGAGTTTCTATTTCAAGTTTGTAGCCATCTATTAACAAAATTATCTGCTGTCTTACATCAGAATTATCGGTTATGAAATACATATGATTCAACTTGAGTAGCTTTTCTTCAAGTTGTGTATCTGTAAACTCACTTAAATCAGGCTGATGAGGATGTATCATACGTTTGCAAATGTTCCTAAATATTGTAGGAAAACATTTGTTCCATTATCATATGTAAATGCTTTGACAAGATGACTACGAGTTACTACTGTATTTGTTGTAATAGCTGCGCCGCCGCCAAACTCAGTGCTTCCGTCAACTCTCATCTGACTTGCACCTGCACTATAAGTTGATGCAAAAGTTACTGTTCTATTAACAGCACCGTCGCCATACACTTGTATCAACATTTCAGCATATTCATTATTTGTAGGCCAATCTTCAAGTGTTAATGTAACATCGTTTGAAGCTACTATCGTATAAAAATGTCCAGCATCAAAACTCAACGGCGTAGCACTACTGACATTAGTAGGACCAACGTGTGTTGTAGTTTCTTGTAGCTTGGTATATCTAGAAAGAGTGTTTTCAAAAAATACGTTGTCTGCATTTGTTTTAGCAGTATTATCCTGCAAGGTTTCAATTTCACTTTTTGCACTCGTGAAGTTTGTTTTTATAATGTTGAAGTTATCTCTAAATCCTTGACTATTATTATCCTGTCCAGCGACTGGATATGTATCGTCGATTGTATCGGGTACAATATTACTTGCCATGTTATTTCCTCTCTAGCAACAGTATTTATACATTTAGTTTGTAATCATTAAACAGAATGAACTGTTGGTTTTCGTTATTTTCTGTTCTATCAACTATATATCTATCTATGTCATAATCTAGCTGACTAAAATCAAAGTTTGCATTTTTAATATTCTCAATAATACTTGCACTTGTTCCTGGTTTGCAATAACATATAGGCATTGCTGTTATATAATCAAGCTCTTGACCAGTAGTTGTTTGACTACTTCTCATCCATAAAGGTAAAAACTGTCTATCATTTGCACCAATATCAGCAATACGTTTTCTCATATTTCCTATGTTACTAATAAATCTTTTTACATTTTGAGTTTGACTTGTTTTTACACCAACATTGTCAACTGTTAGTACATTTGTTTTTGGCCTAAATCTAAATGGGTCTCCACTTGATGTTGATGTGGTTGAACTGCTTCTAACAACAACCACTAGTCCTGAGTTTAAAACTATTTCAAGTTGTCCAAGTGCTGGAACATCAACTTCACCACTTCGTGTCGTAATAGAAATACTACCACTACTAGCAGCTATTCTTACTGGATCACCTTCACGCATTGTTATACGAAACGTATCGAGTCCGATCTCTGCTGCACTTTGATCATCTTTAACTTCAAGTTTAACTTGATTTATTTTTAAATCGTTTGCAGTAGGCGATGTTATCGATACTGCTGTATTACCTTTGGTTGGCTGTTGTGGGTCTGTTATTTCAACATACACAACTTCATATAAAACTTCATTTGTTCCTTCTTTTTTAGCAACTGCACTTTTTAAGTTTCCAAATACAAAACGTTTGCGTTTATGATTTAATGCTGTACTAGCAACAAAGTTAGCTAACTTTTTAGATTCAACGCCTGCATATACCAACGTTGTTAAGTCTTTCTTAAGACCAAAGTTTTCATCGTAGGGACGATATATACTTTCAGGTGTAAATATTGTGTAATCGTTGATAAAGTTGTTAAAAACTGTACGCTGTGATGGTTTTAAGTATGGCTTGATAAACACATTTGAATATACTTTATCATCTGTATCTGTAACATTTAGTGTAAACTCTTGTATACTGTTACTATAACCAAACAAATCACGTACTAGAACTTTGAATACATATTTTCTATCAATGGTTGTAGTGCTATTATCAAATGTTGTTGTTCTAGTATCAATAGTGGTCAAACCTAATGTTGTTCCAGTTGTATACTGATTGGGCTTTCCAACTATTTCGCCATCACGTTTTAGTGTTAATCCGTTGGGCAACTTTCCTCCAACTAAATCATATCTTAAATTACTACCTGCCAACGTAGTATTAGCCACTAGTTGTAAGTAACTTGTTCTATTAGCAGGAATAGTACCCAAGTCTGGCTTGGTTATCCATGCTACTGTACTATCAACTTCTCCTAATATATTTACAGTGAATGTTTTTATAGTGCTTATAGTATCAACATTTGTTACACCGATTTTTTTAGTAATCAGTGTATCTTTAAACACTCCTAATGTAATCTGCGGACCTGATTGTTCGTCTAACGTATTTGATAGATTAAATGCACGTTGCAGTGTGTTATCTAAAAATACTTTAAAGAACTGTTGCCCACGAGTTATTTCCAAGTTTCCATACACACTGTCATCGGTATGAAACAGGTTTTGATTCATAATAGTACTTTCAACAATAGAGTTACGTGGGATATCAAATATTAGTTGTGTAGGTGTTGAGCTTACTCTTTTGTACAAGTATGTAGTATCAATCCCTTTGCCTGCTAGCCAAGTTTCAAAATCTGCTACATAATCGCCCGTATCAACTATATTAGCAACACCGTAGTTTAAATCTAAGTTTCCTGAACTATCACCAGCATCGATAGTGTATCTTACCATAGTATGCCATTTGCGTGTAATAGTTGTTCCAAGAATGTTTTGTTTATCATTATCTACTAAAGTATATGCTTCAGATGCACTATATTTTAGTGTTTTATTTTTCCAAGCATCTACTCTATTATCGCCGTCATCAAGTATGTATATATAATCCTGTCCAATGGCATTATTATATGCAGTTTTAATACGTTTAGCTTTGTATGTTGGCTCTAAAGGTCTACTAAGATTTAATAAGTCGTATTCAGAATTTTCATTGTTAACACTTCTTACAGTGTAACTTAGATTATCAATAACTATGTCTTGCTCAATGAGGCTTAATAGATCGTCGACACCGTCGTCCCTACTAATAGGAAGTTTATTTATTTTTATTTGAGATGTGCCAGTGAGTGTATCTTCATATACACCGATATTTATTTCTACTACATCATCGCTATCTACTTCTTGTCTCAATGCTTCAACAGTAAACTTGTATTCTCTATTAACAGCGGGTTGATATGGTATTGTTCCTGCTAGTTCTCCTGTGATTCCATCGAGTACTAACCCTGGAGGTAGTACACTTGGAGTACCATCGTCATTAAATGGTTGTTGATTGTAGCTTATTTGACCTAGTAAGGAGTTTGGATCGTATACATCCAAGAAGATGGTAACATAGTTTTCTGCTCTCTTAACTCCAAGATTTCCAGATGTTAGCCATACTGGTTTGCGTAGATATGTATTATCTGCTGTAAATAATCCTGTGGCAGCTTTCATTATAGTATTGTCTGCACGTAAGAAATCATCTCCTACAACAAAAATACTAAACTCACGTTTGCTAAAACTAGTATCATCTTCGACTGTTACAGAAAAGGTATACTTGCGATTTAGTTTTGTTGGACGTCTCGTTGGTGTACTAAATCCATAAAATGTAGTGTCATAAAAATAACTATCGTAGCCATCGTCGTCCAATACAACCAAGTCCAATGGTACAGTATCGTACTCGCCGGTGTCATACCCTGCTGCGTCATCCACATCCAAAGATAATAATGGATCAACAATACCTGATATTTTTCCATCCTCTGTAAGTTTCAGACCTGGAGGCAACTCTCCGTCTTCATCTGCAATAAAATATCTTAGACTTTGTCCAGTTGTTAAATCTCTATCTATTGCTTCTAACTGAAAGTCAACTATGCTGCTGTCTAAAATAAAGTAAGCAATATTAAGTCTATCTGGAGGAGTTGTACTATAAGTAGCATCAACCAGTTCCCAAATATTTTCGCTGTCATTATAAACTTTTATTTGAAAGTCAAATGTATCATCAAAAATGTGAACCCATATCTGATCTTCAAACGGTGATATTGGAGGTGTTTTACTTACAACATAATCTAGTGGCTTCCATACCATTGCAACTTCGTCCCAATATCTTAATACTAGATTTAATCCGTCGTTGCTTTTATTGGTGTTGAACCAAAAATCATCTATGTTAGGATTAGGCACAGTACTTGAAATAGCAAGTGTTTTATCATTACCAAGTATGCCTTGTATTTGTGTTGTGTTTATTCTATACCAGCGTGTATCGACTTTATACCAAAACTGTTTTAAACTGCTTACATAAGCATAGTCGCCACTATTACCTGTTTCTCTACTCGGAATAGTTTCGTACACATCAACATCAACAGCCAACCAACTGCTACCAGCATTTGATTCATATATTCCCCACTCGGTATTAAGAGTATCGACCCAGTATTGATTTCTGAAACTTCTAGTTAATCCTAGTTCACCTTCGGGTGTTTGCCACACAGGAGCATCGGCTCCTTCAACTACGATTTTGTAAGTTCTGTCAGCTATTCCTTCAATATTACTTGCTCTCAAAACAAACTCAAACTCAGTGGTTTTACTAACTTCGACTGCAACACCTTTTATACGATAATCATTAATACGAAGTCCAGTTGGCAATGCACCAGATATCAGCGTAACTGTTATATCACTTGTTTCTTCTAGCGGTAATGCAATGCTAACATCAGTTCTTTCTTGTATACTTGCAAGTTCTGATCCTGATATTTTAGTCCAGCTTGGTAGTGCCATTTATATCCCCTTACAAAGCTTCATCGAATGTTGCGTTACTATTTCCAAAATCAGCAGTGCCATCTGCAGGAGAGAATACATCTTGAGATGTACCAAAGTCAACATCTACTGATTTCAAAATAAAATCAATGATGCTAGTTCTATTTCTTGTTAGGTCTCCAAAGTCCCATTCAAACGCTTGTTCGAGTTCTGCCATAGTAATATCATTAAGAGAAGTAATGTTAGTAATAGGATTACTATTAGCATTTAGTGTTGCATTAAGTGTTGGAGTTGTTTCTCTCGAAAGCAAACTATCTATTGTTATACTAGGGGCAACGCCGCCTGCTACTGTTGCTTGTGCAGCACCAGTACCATTGATTGTAATAAAAGTCGTTGGAGATACAACAGCACTTGTAGTTCCGTCAGTTATTCTAGTATACCCAGTTGCACTAGCTAGATAAACATTGTTGCCGTCATCACTAATACGTATACTCATCGTATCTGAATATAATGGATCGACTAATAGTTTTCTAAACTGGAACGTATTTGAAACTTCTTGTGCAAATATTCCGTAACCAGCATCGCCAATATTTTCTGCTGAGATTTCTGTGACGGCTGATACTTTTAAATCTAGCTCGTCAAAGTTTTGATTTACCTTAATAAATGCTTCTCGTAAATCATCGCCTGTGCCGTCGTTAGCAAGTAATCCTACATTAATATCTTGAATTGCCATGTTAGTCTCCTGTTATACATATTTATCAGAAACTAGTATTATACGTTTGACCAACTTGTTCCATTAAATACTACAACACTACTATTTGTTAAATCCCATGCTATCATTCCTTCATTGGATCCTTCTGCTGCGCTTGGCAAATCAGCATTTTCAAATGCAGGAAGTTGTAATCCAAGTATTGAGTTAAACGCTGGAAACATTACAGCGCCAGCACTTCCGCTGCCGTTGTCGCCTACATATCCGTAGAATGCACCGCCATCATAGAAAATTTGTCCTGCTACTGGACTTGTTGGTGGTAACGTGGTTGCTAGTAGTTCTAGCCTCCCGCTTTCGATCTTAAGAGCATTGTTTGTTCCTGGGTTTACCGAAATTGTAGCAGTATTCGTTATAGATCCAACTCCTGCAACTGTCGATGCATTTAATGTACTTAGAGCTGTTACTGTATTTCCAGTGACAGTACCTGTGTTTGCACTTATACTACCGCCTGTACTAAAGTTGGCTGCTGTACTTGTAATACTTGTTAAAATATCAAGTGTTTCTATGCTCACATCTTTTAGTGTGTTAGTGCTTGTACTTGTAGGTGCTTGATTAAATGCATCTGCTTCGAGCGCCGTTGTAGTGGTTGCACCTCTGCTTGTAACAGTTGCAAGTGTGTCAGTTTCAATTGTTAACAAACCTGTTGCATCAAATGTAAGTGTAACTTGTCCGCTTGCTGCTGTAGCTGTAATTCTTCCGCTACCAATAACATCGCTTTGTTGTAAATAGTTGTTTGAATTAATCTCAGCAATGGTTGTAAATTCACTATCATTGGTTAGTAAACTAATATTAGAACCTGTAGTTAGTGCATCGGCCGGAGTAAATGTAAACACACCGGCAGCATTATATATCAAACTACCTTGACCGCTTGCTGGATTGGTTACAACACTAAAATCAGCAAATCCTATACCGCCTGCTTCTGGTGATGCCTGCCAACTTGTTCCGTCATATTTTAATACATCATTTAAAACAGCATCGGCAACAAAAACGTCTCCGATATCATCTAGGTTGTCAATAGCTTGAAGATCTGGTTTGTTGAGAATAAATGCAGCACTGTTTGTATCTGTTTCAGTCCAATCACTTTGTACTTGCGGAACAACAAGATTCCCATTGAGTGTTAGCGAAGTTGCAGTCATTGTAGTTGCTGACAGTGTGGTTATTGTACTAGCACCAGTTACATTTAATGTACCGCCTAAGGAAACGTTTCCGGTGGTAGATAATGTACTACCGCTTAGTGATCCGCTTACGCTTAGACTAGTTAGGTTAGCAATGCCAACACTTGAAAAATCTAATGAGTCGCCACTAGGGATTTCTTTCAGTCTGTTACCGTCATTTGTGTCTACTACTAGTGGAAATCTATTTGCCATTCTTTTATCCTATTGTTTTGTATATTTATCGTATATTTACAATGCTGCTATTCTTGCTTTAAATGCATCAAAATCTGCACTTGCTGCTACTTCAGTTTGCAATGTTACAATGCTAATATATCCTGGTATAATGCCGTTTACAGCGTCTACAAGTAATGTACTATCGTCTGCAAACACACTGCCTTTGATATCAGTGTTGACTTGTCCATCTGCTAATCCTGCAATGTCTGCATAAACTTCTGTAAAGTTTTCATTGATTTTTATCATTGCATTGCGGAGGGGATCTCCCCCTCCGGTATTTGCTCCAGTGCCTACATTTATTGTTTGTTGTGCCATTATACTCTCCCTACTACTACTTCAACAACACCACGTTCGCTGTCGTCTTTTGTTCCAACTGCCTTACCAATAACTTGTCCGACATTTGGTGTGTTGTTGACAATAGCATAACCTGGTACAGCACTTGTAACAAGCATGTCACCTTTGGCAACCTTACCAATAACTTTACAAGGGACTCTACCTTGCAATGCTACACCTACTACATGTTCGCCTTGCAATGCACTATTCATTAAGTGTGCTGGATTGGTTGTAACAACACCTGCTGCACTAGTTTGTCCTTTGGCAGTACATGCAGTAACTTCTTCATCACCGCCAAATACAAGTACTGTTCCTGGTTCATATGCTGCATCACCTAAATAGTTCTCTGCAAGGTCGGCATATAATGCTGCTGTTGCTTCGCCATTAAATGTCGTTGCCCATACAGTATTGTATCTATTTGTACTACTACCAATACTAACACCGTTGTCAGCACCGCTGTTTGCAGGACCTATAATATTGCCAGTGTGTGTAATACTACCTGTGATATTGATACCAACGGTACCACTAATAGTACCACTATCAAATGTAAGACCTGTTAAGCCTGTAATACTTGTACTTGTTGAACCAAGTGCAATACTAGTGCCACCAATAGTTACATCATCATTTGCTAGTTTAGCATTTACAACACCCAAGTCTTCGAGCTCTATCCAGCCATTGGTTGATGTAAACTGTGTACTATGGAAACTCGCCAACCCTAAGTCTGCTTGTGTAATACCAACTGCATTTACTCTTGTAGTCGCAGCATTCATATTAAGTTTGCTTTGATCTATTGCAGCACTAGCATTAATATCATTGTTAACAATAACACCAGTATTGATATTTGCTGTAATACTATTACCACTTGTATATGTAAGTCCAATATCGCCAGTTACTTCAACATTCACACTTTGTTGATTAGTTCCTACAAATGCTAAAATGTTGCTAGTGATAGGAGCGCCTGTTCCTGTAATAGTTACATCGCCGATATCATTTAGTTGATCTGTTTTTTGATCTACATATTGTTTTGTTGTAGCATCACTTGAAGCAGTTGGTGTTCCTAAGTTAGTAATACGATTACTACCCAAGTTCATGTCACTGTTCATAATAGTTTGACTAAACCCTGGACCACCTAAACTCATTACACCTGGACCGATAACTGTACCGCCTGTAGCGCCATCTCTATCAAATCCTAAACGTGCATCAATATAGCCTTCTGTTGCAGTTTGTGTTGGTACTGCATCGCCTTTGGCATCAGTAAACGTATCGTCGTTGCTAAACTCGTTAACACGCACACCACGCTTAAATCCAATACCATCAATGTTTGTAAGAACAAGTGCAGCATTAAATGTAACACTACCAGTACCTTGGTCGACTGTAAAGAATCTACCTACACGGAAGAAACCATCTTGGTCAGTAAGTGTAGCAAAAACTCGACCTTTGTTGCGTTCTTGTACTTGTGCTGCACTTGCATTACCAGTACTGTCGATTGCATCGCCGGATGAAACAGGAGCAAATCCAAATGGTGAACCGTAAATACGTTCTGGATAGTTACTGGTGTTAAATCCACCAGTACCAATGTCCAACATATCGTGTCCTGTTGCTCTGTTGGTACTAATGTTAACAGTAATCTCTGCTGCTTCGCCAGATGATAATCCAGCTTTTAGTGTTATGCCACCACCATTAACCAATGTTTTAGCAAGTCCAGGATTCAATGCAGGCCAATGAATATCTGTATTAGCAACATCAGAAATCTGTATTACAGCCATTGCAACAGTGCCGCTGCCACCTGTGTATGAGTATTCTGCATAGTCATCTATCTGATAGGTTTTACCGCCCCATGTAACAATCATATCAGCATTTGCTAAACGTGTTCTTTCGGTAGCATCTAGTTGCCCGATTGCAATAAATCTACTCCCGTCTGTGCTTGTAGTTGCAGCAGTAGCACCCATTGTAATAGTTGCACTTGGTGTGGCAGCAGCTACAATATCAGTATAGTTTGAGTTTACAGTACTGTTAGCACTAAAGAAACTTTCAGTAGCGGTTATTATACTTTGATTAACACTTAAATCTGTGTATCTAAAGTTACTATCAAATGTTACCATACGCTGGTTAGCCGCTGTAGTTACTCCATCAGTGATTTGGTTACCGAATAAAATAGTACGATATACATATTCTGTAGTGTCTTGTGTAAACGTAAATGCTGTACTTGGACGAGTCGGTAGTTCTTCTGTGCCAAAGTCATCAAGCAAGAAGTTTTGCTTGTGACGTATTACAAGTTTGGTATCGTGATCAGTATTTTCTTGTAAACCATTTGATGCTGTTCCTTCGAGTCCAGTACCAAAGTTTAACTTCCATACTTTACCATCACGCACAGGAGTACTATCATCAAATCTCGGAGTACCTGCAATACTAGCAGCCGTTATTACTCCACCGTCTACATCTGTTGTTGTAATAGTAGCATCGTTAGCAGGTGTAGCACCGCCAAGTAGTGTACCTGGAATAATGATTGTTTCGCCAGCTGCACCTGCTCCACTACCGCCGCCTGTGATATCAACACTGTAGTTGTCAGCTCGTGTTTTCTTGACTTTAAAAATAGCTGTATCGGCAGTGTATGTACCTGTAAGTCCGACTGCACTACTAGTGTCAATATCGTAACTACTTAATGTAAAGTTAGCATCACTTGCGTTTGTTATTTCATATGGTTGATACAATCCAGTATTGTGTAGTATTTCAACTTCACTTACGTTATGAGGATATTCTTTTAAATCATAAACATACATAAACAACGAATCTTCTGGTGCATCATTGTCTAGTGTTGTAACTGTTGCCGGAATACCAACATTTGTACTTGTAGGTGAAGTAATAGTTGCAGTTGTGTTGAATGTTCCTGTTGTGGTATGTACATACAATCTAGTAGGATCTCCACTACCATCTTCTTCACCTGTGAAACTTAGTATACCTGTTGCATTTGCTGCTCTAGTTGCAACACCGCCACTAGTGTATGCAGTGTTGGTTGAAGAATCATATGGAGAACTTAATCCAACGTCAGTGTACAATGTAAATTCGTTAACATTTGTTACACTTACATAAAACTGCAAGCCATTTAGTTCTGTCATACCAACAACTCCAGATATTGTAACTAGATCGGCATTGGTTAGCCCATGTCCGGTTGCAGTAACTGATGCTGGACTTGCTTGTGTAACAGCGGTAATAGTAGCATTGATCAAGCCTTGTGTTAGTGTTTGTCCTGCACTGATATTTCCTGTAGACGGTGCAGCAGCTGAAAAATCTAATATGCCATCTGCTCTAAATGTTTTTCCTGGAAATACCATATTGGCACCTAATGTAACATCTGTAGCAACTTCATCTGGATCTGCGCCTGCTGAAACCAGTCCGTAAATACCATAACTGTTGTTGCCTCCAAGACTACGTATTTGAGATCCGTCTAGTGCAAGATATCCAGTATGACAATAGTATGTAAACATACTAACAAGTTCTGCTAGTGCGTTGTTAACACATAATGCACCAAACCCTAAATCGTTGATTTGTGTAAAGTCGTTTGCTAACATACTTCTGTTACCACCACTTTGTACAAATATGTCAACACCAGTGCTGCCAGTATACCCTCGACCAACTACAAACGTTTGAGCAAGTCCGCCGCCTGTGTATGCACTAAATGCACTAGTATTATAACCTGCTGTTAGAGCTACATCGGTATATAGTTCAACTTCATTTGGATTGATTGTAGTTTTAACATACAACGTAGCACTGTTTATTTCAACCATACCATTTACATTACTGATTGTAATACGATCTGCATCTGAGTATGGATGTGCAGTAGTTGTGCGCATCACAGCGGTTGCTGCCTGTGTAATATTATCTATGTTGCGTGATGTACTTTCGCTTGGATTACTGGTTTCATCTAAAATAAATGTAGCAGTTCCGGTAGCTTTATCGTATGCAGATATTGTGTTAACTTGATATCTTGCACCGTTGATAAAGAACGGAAACGGTGTAGGAGGTCTTCTTACAAATAAACCTTGATCAGTTGGTGAACTTACACTAATACTAAATGCACTATTTACTGTGTCAATAGTTGCAGGCATATTACCTGCATATCCGTCAACAAACAATCCGCCTGCAAAGTTTCTGTTTGTTCCTTTTGATTGTGCAAAACTTGATCCTGTTTGACAATAAGGCGAACGTGTTAATATTTGACCTTCTGGGTCAAGCACCATCATAAATCCGCCTTGTCTTTGTACAGTAATGTTTCTTACAATAGTACCATCATTACACAGTAGAACATCCATTTCACTGTTGTTTAATGGAGGATTATAGTTTACATTATTAAAATATGCAACACAATCGACCAACGCATTAGATTGTGTATCTGATTCGGTTTCTGCTGCATAATCTTCATCAAATATCTGAGCAACACTTCCTGTTCCTGCATAACCATTGCCTGAATCGTTGGCTAGTACGTTTGTGATAATAGCTTTTAGATTTGTTATTGCTGCGGCAGTTTCTGTTTCTTGTCCTGCAACGGCACCTGCATAGTATGCGCCTTGATTTGTAAGAGTGTTTTCTCTTCCACCTACACGTAAATCTTTAACAATACCGTCAACAATCAATCCAGTATCTCTACGACATTTGGTTTCGTTGTAAACCAAGGAAGGATATGTTGCATTAACATATTCTATTGTTTCTTCTACCAGATAGGCTTTGTTGAGTTCAATCAATCTTGCAGCTTCTTTAAAGTTTCCAGGATTAGCTGTAGCATCAGTACCTACATCTGCTATTTTACTAGGATCAGAAACATAATGATATCCATATTTTCCTTGCTTGCCACTAATTGGATGTGTAAAGTGATAGCCGCCACCTGTAGTTGCAATATCAAATGTTAAGTCTGCGGCACCGCCAGCACCAATCTTACTATCATTAATAGTTATTGTTTCACCAACAATAAATCCATCGCCGCCACTTGTAATGGTTACAGTACAGGCTCCACCTGATAAAACAATAACCTGGAATGTAGCTTTTACGCCAGCACCATTAGATCCCCAATCATCTACACCTATCTGATATGTTCCTAGTGTACGTGCCGGATCATCAGCAGACACATTTGTTAGTGTTGCAGCTGGTGAATATGCTGATATAAGTCCATCAGTTACAATATCTCTATAGAAATATGTATGATTCCATTTACTCTGCGAAACACCAGGCTTTGGACGTAGAACAACTCGTCTAAACTCATCGCCTTTGATACTTACGTTTTCAGGTAACTTAATAGGAAGGTGTTCGTAATAAATACCACTTTCAATTCTTACTGTGATTTGGTTGTTTCTAGTAATATTACCAAATTCTAGTTCTTCACCTGCAATAAACTCAATAGGTTCAACTAGGTCAACTACTACACTATCAGTAGTAACACTTGCGCCACGAGTGTAATCAGTAATAATACCTTTTGCACCTGATAGTTTCCCTACAATGATTTTACCTTCAATAAGATCAGGATTGCCTTCACCACCTTGATCAACTGCTGCGTTTGTACCATTAGTAAATGCAAATGTATATCCTGCGCCTGTAGCTGCAAGGGCAACATCTGTTCCTGACAAAATGTCAATGATTTCATTAAAACGATCAGTGTAGGCTGTAATAACACTTGCTGAGATTGTGCCCGGTGCTGCTGTATTAGCGTCATTAAATGCACTAACCAACTGTGCTCTAACCAAAGCAATTGATGCTCGTGTAGCTGCTCCTTGATCTACTTGTGCTTTAATTGCACTTGGGTTTGCATTGTATCTTAGGCCTGCCCAACGTGATAGATAGTTTACTGTTAATCCTGCATTAACATCAAGTCTTACAGAATCGATCATTAGTTGTACATCACGTTTACAAAGTTGTATATCGTATGTTAAGTCTGCAAAGTTAACTTCAATGTAATCTTGTACAAATTCTTGTATAGAGTTTGTATTAGACACAGCTAAGTTACTAGCTGCTACTGCGGTTGCTGGACTGGTATATCCTGTAATACTATCAATAATACTATTAACAGCGCCATTGTCGTATGTTACTTGCTGTACATAAGGACCAGGTTCGTATGGAGTAGCTTCAATAATCGATTCTGCTTTAATCATAGCAGCATTAACAGATTTGTAAGCATACTGTGGCGACCTACCTTCTTGGCCAGCTGGAGCTGCTTTTTGTGAATCATCGCCAGATGTTGAAACATAAATGTTTGTTGCACTAGCATAGCCCTGTGTATCAACATAAAGTTTTGTAACAGCTTGTAAGTCATCCTTACCGTTTGGTGCACCAAACCCTTCAAGTGGATTTGGGTGATCCGCTAGGTAAAGTGTGTCTAACATACGTCTGTTGGTTTCGCTACCTGCTCGTGTAATAACTTCTTGTGTTTGTGGAACTTGTGTACCAGTAGCACTTGCTGGAACATTCAAAGCACCAGTCATGGTATCGCCTGCTACATTTACATAGTTATCATCTGCATAACCCTTACTGATGATAACATTGTCAGTAGAAATAGCTGCCGATCCAGGATGTGTAGTTGCCCAGTTGGTAACAAGTGTGTTAATATCATCACCTGCTCCGGTATTTCTTAGTTTTGTATTAATAGCATTACTATATGCTGTTACTGCCTGAGCGTTTAACGGAGCATTTAATACCGGATCAGGATCACGTTCAATATGTGGATCATTGATGATAATCTTGACTGTGCCGCTTTGATTAGGCGTAGCAGGATCTACATCATCAAACTCAACAACAACACTATTATTGATAGTATTAACTGCTTTCTCTGTGCCGTTGTTGCCAGTATCACTAACAAACTTATAAAAGTTTAACCCAGTTTCTGTACTGTTAACTGCTGTGATAGCACCTGTGTTTCCTAAATATGAATCTGGCACATCGTCAATGTTCTTAAATGATATTGCACCACCTAGCCCAAACACAGCGTATAGTTCAGTGAAGTTTGTATTTACTTTTTTAAAACTTTCGCGAATACTATCGCCTGTGCCGTCATTACCCTCGATACCAATATCAACTTCTTGTCTTGCCATTTTTTTATCCTTTAAAACTGTGGTACTAAATTATCCATGTCAAAGTTGACGCTTACGCCACACCCACATGAACTCTGTGCATTTGGGTTGTTTATTTCAAAGTTAGCACCTACTATACTTTTTACATAATCAACTTCTGTTCCGATCAAAAACATCACGCTATCTGCACTGATTGCAAAGGTACCTTGATCGCAAGCAACTACTTCGTCGCCTGGTTGTAGATCTTCTACCTGTGCTGTTCCCCAGTCGTATTCAAACCCTGCACAGCCACCACCTTTGATGTTAAGAGTGATAGCATAGCAATCATTCTCTTTGCATAGTTTGCCGATCTGCTGGTTTGCTGCTGGAGTTAGTGTTAGTATGCTCATAGTGTTCCTTTCTAATATTTATCGTTGTATTTTATAATCTTAATGTAAATCAGTGGTAAATATACTTATGTTTCTAAAAGAATATTTAATTGATACGTGGCACATGCGCCGCAGTAAACTCGGCAAACAACACACGTATAATCGTAAAAAAACAATGGTACTGCTACGTTGCGATAACTGCAACGAAGAGTTTGCTAGAGAGCGAGGAAGTATGGATCCAAAAAGACTCAGCAACAACTATTTCCATGTATGCGAAAACTGCGATGCAAAACGTTTTGCACAACAGCGTGGAGTGAATGCAAAGCAAGTATGGAAAATGTCAGCAAGCAGTAATATGCCTATTGGGAAAATATAGCTTGTAATCATTATCTATATCTTCAAACGTCATTCCTTTTAAAATCTGTTTGTGAAAATCATTACACTTGTTTGTCATAATAGGACTAATGTTAGTTTGTAAATATTCTGCGGCTTTTTCTGCTATTGAAATATGAGAAAGAATGTCAGGATGCCCATCTTCAAATGGTGTTTTTGACCATTTAGCCCTTTGTATTTGATACCTTCCTTTAAAATTATCACTTAGTTCAGGTAAGTCTACACAGTCTATAAAATCAGTCATGGACATATGATATTGTTTTATTCCTATCTTATTACAAATTGCTTTTGTTGCTAAAATATAATTTTCACTTTTTTCAGTTTCAAAATCTTCATTGTACCACTCTTTAATTTTCTTCCAAATATACCTGTTTTCTACACTATGGGCAATATTGCCGTCATTATGTGTCCAACCGTCTTTTTTCAAGTAATCAAATCTAAAAGGGCTGGTCCATTGAATAATAATTGCATCATAAAGATGCAACTGCTGTGTTTTATATAAGTGACATAATATGTAGAAGATGCGATCGTTGCCAATGCCTGCTTGACCAAACTTGTCTGCTTGAAGTACATCTGCATATGTAGGCCATATATAGTTTGTAAAACTACATCCAATGGCTGCGACTTTTAACCTTTGCGCCAAATAGTCCATGCTCCGTATGCAATAGCACCATAAGCAATAAGTTTTGTTAATGGTGAAAAGATAATAATAGCTGCGCCTGCTGCTACCATTAGCACTCCATCAACGGTTGATCTTTCCTTCAATCGTGTTTCTATCCAGTTTTTGATCATTCGATAATCTCCTAATACGTTTGTCTTGTTCTTTTAGTTGTTGTTCTAATCTACTTAACTTTTCTTCAAGTGCAAAAACATATGCTTGAGTTGGTATTTGTTTTTCCATACCATCTTCGCCTAACATTGTAAAACTATTTACACCGGCGCCTTTTAAACCACCTAGCACCCGGTTAGGATTTTTATTAGGCGCTTGTACTTGTGCTTGTGTACGTGCATACATTGTTTGTATAAAGTTGTTTCTCATGTTGTTCTCCATGCTGTATTTATGCTGCTAGTTGCTTGGATTCTTCAGTCATGCTGTAAAGTTGTCCACTAGCCAAGTTCTTCATCTTAGCCTCTACCATAATGTCGGCCCATTGCCAATGCGACAATGCCCATTCATTGACTGCATTATTCCACATGTAATCACTGTGTGCTCTTAGTTTTCCTTTTTTGTATCCACTTTCAAGCAGTGTTGCCATGTCTGGTCGTACACCTGGATCAAATTCTTGTAGTACATCCTCGCGGCTACAACTGTAATGCATAGCAGGACGCTCGCCACGCCAGCTATCGACAATACGTTTAATACGGTCATCATCGGGTTCGATGTATTCTCCTT